GTAAGTTCAAGGTCTACATTGATCCTTATGCTGCAAACCTTGCTGCTGAGCAGTATTATGTTGTAGGTTATAAGGGAACCAACCCTTATGATGCAGGTCTGTTCTACTGCCCATATGTACCTCTCCAGATGGTACGTGCAGTTGGTCAGGACACCTTCCAGCCCAAGATTGGCTTCAAGACCAGATATGGTATGGTTGCTAACCCATTTGCTGAAGGTACTGCAGTTGGTGCAGGCAGAATTGCACAGAACACCAACAGATACTACAGAAGAGTACAAATCAAGAACCTCATGTGAGTTTCTTTTGATTCTTCAAGGACCTCCTCTGGAGGTCCTTTTTTTATGGAAATAAATAGTTAAAAAACAAAATGACAAATAGTGCTTGGGGGAACCAATTAACAAATAGAAATTTTCTTGCCCCTACTGGATTTAAATTTAATTTAGTAGAAGCACCTAAAGTGGACTTCTTCTCAAATTTTGCAGGAGTTCCAGCTATTACTTTGGGATCTGCTGTCATGAGTAGATATGGAAAAAATATTGATATCCCTGGTGACAAAATGAATTTTGAAGATTTTAGACTTAGATTTTTGGTTGATGAATACTTAGAAAATTACATGGAAATTCAAAACTGGATGAGGGGTTTAGGATTTCCAGAAAGTTTAGAGCAATACAAAGATTTTAAAGATTCTAGAACTGATTCAAATTTTCAAAAACAAAAAGGTAATTTTTTTGAATCCTCTGATGGCACTTTACAAATTCTAGGAAGTAATTTTACTCCAGTTGGAAAAGTGGTTTTCTCTGGTCTATTCCCAACTTATTTGTCTGCACTTGAATTTGATGCAACAGTAGAGGACATAAGATACTTTACAGCAGAAGTCAACTTTAAGTATACTTATTACGAAATAATCAACACTGTAACTACTCCAATATGATTTCTCTTGATGATATTCAAATTATGTGGAAAGAGGATTCTGAAATCAATATAGATGATTTGCACAATGAATCTTTAAAGGTTGCCTCTTTACATGCAAAATATTATGAAATGTATAATAACTTTTCCCTATTGAGGAAAAAATCAGAACTTCAATATAAACAGAAAAAATTAGAAAGATATAATTATTATAATGGGAAAGCAGATCCTGAAATATACAAAGAAGATCCATTTCCATATAAGATAAGAGATAAAGAAGGATTAAACAGGTATTTGGAAGCAGACAATAATCTATCAGATATCTTTATGAAAATTGAATATTATGATACAATATTAAAATACTTGGAGGAAATTATAAAAATGATTTCCAACAGGACTTACCAAATCAAGAACTCAATAGATTTTTTGAAATTCCAATCAGGAATGTAATATGTCTGAACTTATCATATCTAAAAAAAATGAAATCTATCTAAAGGTTGAATGTGAACCACACATCAAATATGAATTGAGTGATCAGTTTACATTTGATGTTCCTGGTGCAAAATTCATGCCTCAATATAGAAGCAAGCATTGGGATGGAAAAATACGTTTATTTAATGTTCAGACTGGAGAGATCTATGCTGGACTATTAGATAAACTAGTTTCATTTTGCGAAAACCATAACTATAAGTTTGAATTTAACCAAAACAAATATTATGGGATTCCTGGAGAAATAGATGATTCTATTTCAATGGAAGGCGTCAAAGATTACATGAAAAGTATTTGCTCCCATGAACCTAGAGATTATCAGATTCAAGGAGTTCATGATGCATTAAAGTACAAAAGAAAGTTATTACTATCTCCAACTGCATCAGGCAAATCCTTGATGATTTATTCTGTAGTAAGATACTTTACAGAAAGGGGTATGAATGTACTTCTGGTAGTACCAACCACATCATTGGTAGAGCAGATGTATAAGGACTTTGAAGACTATGGATGGGATGCTGAGACATATTGCCACAAAATATATGGGGGAATGTCTAGGGAAGATAAGAAACCTGTTACAATATCCACATGGCAATCCATTTACAAATTGGATAAATCATATTTTGAAAATTATGATGTAGTAATTGGTGATGAGGCACATCAATTTAAATCAAAGTCATTAATTAGTATCATGGATAAGTTGCATGATGCAAAATATAGATTTGGATTTACTGGAACACTTGATGGATCACAAACTCATAAACTTGTACTTGAAGGATTATTTGGACCTACCTACAAATTAATTAAGACTGATGACCTTATTAAAAAGGGATATCTTTCTCAATTGAATATTAAAGTTCTACTTCTATCACATCCAGAGCATGAATTTAATGATTATGAAGAAGAAGTTCAATATTTAATTGGCAATTCAAAAAGAAATAATTTTATTAAAAATCTAGTTTTAGATCTTAAAGGAAATACTTTAGTATTGTTTAATAGAGTTGCAACTCATGGAGAACCTCTTTATGAATTAATAAATAAAGATGCCAGTGAAGATAGAAAAATATTTTTTATTCATGGTGGAGTGGACACTGAAGAACGAGAATTGGTAAGAAAAATTACAGAAGAAGAGTCAAATGCAATTATTGTTGCTTCTTATGGCACTTTTAGTACAGGTATCAATATTAGAAACTTACACAATGTTGTCTTTGCATCACCAAGTAAATCAAGAATCAGAAACCTCCAAAGTATAGGTAGAGTACTGAGAAAAGGAAAAGAAAAAGTATCAGCAACTCTTTATGATATTGCTGATGAAATCAAATACAAATCAAAGAAAAATTATACTTTAAATCACTTAATAGAGAGAATTAAAATTTATAATGAAGAAAACTTTGATTATGAAATTATTACTATTAACTTTAAAAAATAATGGAACAAGAATTTTATGCATCAATTAAACTAATATCTGGAGAAGAAATATTCTCTCTTGTTTGTCCTAGTTATGAAGAGGAGGATACTTTTCTTATTTTAGATAATCCAGTCTTAATTGAAACTATTGAATCTAGAAAAGGTAATATAGTAGGGTACAAAATTAAACCCTGGTTAAATATTCCTGATGATGAAATGTTTATTGTAAATTTAAACAAAGTAATCACTATGACTGAAATTAAATCAAATCAAATAATTAAAATTTATAAAAGATATTTAAATCAAAATCTAAGTGTTGATATGGATAGGAAGATGGGATTCATCTCTAAAGTTGATGAAGCAAGAGTATTCCTAGAGAATATCTATAGAACTAAATAATACTCAAGCCGTACCTATCCTTGAAACCTGACAGAGATATCCTACTCATGATTCATGAACTTGTCAACTTTCCCAATTGTAGGGTATAATAGTGATAACTAAAATTTATTATTGAGAAAAACTAAAGATGCAGTTAATGGTAATGAAGAGAACAAAAAAGAAGTCTGAACACTATGTAAATAATAAAGATTTCTATGCTGCTCTTGTTGAGTATAGGCATAAGGTAAATCATGCCAAAGATAATAATCTCCCTAAACCAAGGGTTAGCAATTACATAGGAGATTGCTTTTTGAGAATCGCAAATCATTTAGCATATAAACCAAACTTTGTAAATTATATGTTTAAAGATGAAATGATTTGCGATGGTATTGAAAACTGCATCCAATACATAGATAATTTTGATATCAGCAGAACTAATCCATTTGCATACTTCACTCAAATTGTTTACTATGCATTTCTAAGAAGAATTGCTAAAGAGAAAAAGCAGTTAGAAATAAAATCAAAAATTATTGAAAGATCTGGATTTGATCAAGTATTCAGTGCAGACACTTCTGATTTGGGTGGAGACTATTCTGATATGAATGGTATTAAAGATAATATTAATTATAGATTTTCATGACTCTTGTTGCTATTATTACTGATACTCATTTTAATTTTAAAAGAGGAAATAAAATTTTCCATGAGTATTTTGAAAAGTTTTATAAAAATGTATTTTTCCCTACACTAAAAAAATTAAATATTGATACTGTCATTCACATGGGTGACATCTTTGATAATAGAAGAGCAACAGATTATTGGAGTATTGAGTGGACAAAAAAAGTAATTCTAGAACCATTAAAAGATTATAATGTCCACTTGACTGTAGGGAATCACGATATCTTTTATAAGAACACTACAAATTTAAATAGTCCAATCTTGTTAATGGATGGATATGATAATATTAATATCTACACAAAACCACAAACAGTTAATGTAGATGGAACTGACATCTTGTTTTTGCCATGGATAACACCAGATGGTGAGCAGGATGCTCTGAATGCCATCAAGGAGACCCCTGCAAGGGTTTCTATGGGTCATTTAGAACTGAATGACTTCTATCCCCAAAGAGGGCATCCACAGGTCAATGGAAGGGATAAAAACTTATTCAGTAAGTTTGATAGAGTATTCTCTGGGCATTATCATACTAGAAGTGATGATGGTAAAATTTTCTATGTTGGTAATCCATATGAATTATATTGGTCAGACTATAATGATAAAAGAGGGTTTGCTATCTTTGACACAGAAACCTATGAATTAAAGTACATTGACAATCCATATAAAATGTTTAGAGTAATAAATTATGTGGATGATGCAATGTATGATCTTCAAGATTATGAAAATTGTATGGTAAAACTTATAGTTAAGGAAAAGAGAGATAAGGTTAAGTATGAGAAATTTTTGGATTTCTTGCTAGAACAAAATTTACAAGATCTGAAGATCATAGAAGAGGTTGTGGTCAATGAAAATTTTGATGCTGAAGAAGAAGTAAAAAATGAAGATACTCTTTCTTTATTGAAAAGATATGTTGATGAGTCTGAAGTTGGGTTAAATAAAAGTAGAATCAAAGAAATTCTAACTTCGATTTATCAAGAATCATTCCAGTTAGCATAATGTATATACTTACTGCATCTGAAGGAGCACATGAAGGGGCATATGCCATATCTAATCAATATGGGGAAAATGTCTTGTTTATTTTTGAGGAAGAAGATGATGCAGAAAGATACCTTGAAATGTTGAACATATTGAATTATCCTGAGATGGAAATAACTGAAGTATCTGAAGAAGTTGCAGTTATGGCTTGTGAGCACTTGGGATATCAATATGTTATAATTACTTCCAATGATATTGTAGTTCCGCCTGATTATGTTAAAGTTTCTAAAAATAAAATATAAAAATTTCCTATCATCTGGGAATTATTGGACAGAAATAAATTTTGTAAAGAATACTTCTACTTTAATTATTGGAAAGAATGGGGCAGGTAAGAGCACGTTTTTGGATGCTCTTACCTTTGTTTTGTTTAATAAACCTTTCAGAAAAATTAACAAAAATCAACTTGTTAATTCTATAAATGAAAAGAGTTGTGTAGTTGAAATTGAATTTGAAATTGGACCCAATAAATGGAAAATTGTAAGGGGAATTAAACCTACAATTTTTGAAATTTATCAAAATGGAGATTTGTTAGATCAAAGTTCTGCTGCAACTGATCAGCAAAAATGGTTAGAGCAGACAGTACTTAAACTTAACTATAAATCATTCACTCAAATTGTAGTCCTTGGATCAAGTAATTTTGTTCCATTCATGCAACTTTCTTCTCAACATAGAAGAGAAGTTGTAGAAGATCTTTTGTCTATAAAAGTATTTTCCTCTATGAATGATATTGCTAAAGTCAATATCAAATCATTAAAAGATGAAGTAAAAGAACTTCAATATAAAAAAGAAAATTGTCAAGATAAAATTGACTCCCAAAATAACTTTATTGTTGAGTTGGAGAAAAGAAATACTCAAGACATTGAAGATAAAAATAAAAAAATAAATGATCTAACAAATAAAAAAGATCTTACAGTAGAAGGTAATGCTGTTTTGTTGAATGTAGTTAAAGGCAAAACTGAAGAATTAAATCAAGTCTCATCTTCACAATCAAAACTAAAAAAATTAGATACTATAAAAGTTAAACTCCTTCAGAAAGTATCATTGGTTACAGAAGAGCAAGATTTTTTTAAAGATAATGTGGTTTGCCCTACATGCACACAAGACCTTGATGAGAGATTTAGATTAAATAAGATAGCAGACATTGATAATAAAAAAAATGAACTTAAGTCTGCATGTGAAGAACTTGAGAAAACCATTCAGGATGAAAAACAAAATGAACTCAAATTCCTAGAAATATCTAAGGAGATTACTAAACTCAATAATGAAATTAATTCGAACAATGTTAAAATCTCTGAACTTGAAAAGCAGTACAGAGATCTTCAACAAGAAATTCAAAGACTTGTCTCCAGAAACACAGAAACTGATTCTGAATATGAAAAGTTAGCAAATCTTAAAAAGAGTTTAGATGAAATCATAATAGGGATTTCAAATAAAAAAGAAGAACTTTTAAATTACGAATTCATTCATCTTTTACTTAAAGATGATGGGGCAAAGACAAAAATTATAAAAAAATATTTGCCCCTAATTAATAAGAACTTAAACAAGTATTTGGAAATCTTAGAGTTTCCAGTTAATTTTACTTTAGATCAAGAGTTTAATGAAAAGGCACTAAACCCAATCTATGAAGATTTTTCATATTCTTCATTTAGTGAAGGTGAGAAAATGAGGATTGATTTATCATTGTTGTTTACTTGGAGGGAAATTGCCAAAGTTAAAAATTCAATCAATACAAATCTTTTAATTTTAGATGAAGTATTTGATAGCTCTCTGGATGATTTTGGCACAGACAATTTTACTAAAATTATTAAATATGTAATTAATAAATCTAATGTATTTGTAATTTCACATAAAACAGATGAATTAATTGATAAATTTAATTCAGTAATTAAATTTGAAAAGCAAAAAGGATTCAGTATGATGGTTGACTCTTGATTGCTGAGATGGTAGTATATTAGGGATCTAATTTAATTTTATTATGTTTGGTTCTGGTTATGAGAAATCTTATTCTGAGATGATCGAATTGGGATACTCTATGACTAAAGATGGATTTTGGATTAAAGATTGTAATGATGAGATGACTTTTAATATGGCAGAAAATAAAAACACCAATGGATTTTGGAAATACAATGAAGACAAAATCCTAAAACAA